GGGATGGTTTCCGGTAATCTTCGTGTAAATGTATACCTGTTCTACAATGTTAACAAAAGAGTTGAGGGTGGCTGTGAGGGGATGACCCTGGAGGACACCATTCGAAATCTGATAAACGTCTCCGTAGACGAGCACTTTCGACTTCATAATGTCATCCTTCAGGGTTTGAAGGACATTAACCAGTTCTTGGTGTAACATGCCGTGTTTCTGGTACCACCGACTCACTAAGCTGAAGAAAACTTCAACGAATTCATGGGGCATTGAATCGGAAAACTTCGAGAAATCGAGCTGAATAAATTCAGTTCCCTTTACAAGAAATTTAGCGATCATCTCTGACCATTGCTTCGAATCAGGATTCAACGTTATAGCGTGACATGAGGCGATGGGATCAGAAACACAGGCTTCAATAAACGGGATCATTGCACGGCGGGTACTAACCATAAGCTCAAAAGGAGACATGTGGAAAACTCGAGTACCGCCTGGTTGTCTGTTTTTCTCGGGTTTTCTTCTTTCATCTTTCAGATGAGCGACATAGACAGTGTCTACAGGGCGGAGTTGCTCTCGTAACTTATAAGACTCTTCAAACGACTTCTTAATTGAAGGGTCCTTCCAGTATACAGATCCGTCCTCCAGAACTTCGACTATGTCACCCTTCTTTACATACTGGTTACAAAGAGGGTAACCTACTGAAGAGTTCTTATCTAAAGTTTTGAGCTTTGGGAGTCGTGGGCTTATTGCAACATCAACGGAAACGGGTGCTGGCATACAAGGTACGGGGAAGCGATCGACAATCATATCGAAAACAGCATCCTCGACTGCTTGTAAAATTTGGGGGTCAGGGGACAATGTCGGGGCTCCAATGGTCTTGCAGCCCTCAATAAGCGGATCAGAAGGAAAGGGTAAGCGTGGGTCATCGGATCGTTGGATACAAGGTTCGGTTATTGACTTATGCATTACATGCGAAATGAGAGAAGGATTAATTTTCGACTTTCTGGTGTGGTAAGGAGGATCTTCGACTGAACGGACATACTTCATTGAGCCAAGTGATTGAGCTTCAATAGCTAGTACATCAGCGAACATTGGTACTAAATAACCTGTGTCATCAAACTCAGTTCCACCAACGTGTATCCCAAGTACACGGCCCTGGTTGTCTACACCAATAGACATACAGAGGCCGTTGGCCTGGA